AAAAGCATAGTTTTATGTTCTTCAAAACATGGAGATACTTTTGCGTATATTTCTTCTCCATTTTTTAATTTAATTGTTGCATAAAAATCTTCTTCCATCATTGTGCTAAATTGATAGTAATTATTTCGTAGTTAAAGTTTTCTTCATTATAAATTTTAATTCTTTCTATTAAATGATTTAACGTGTAGTTTTTTCTTGACTTGTGAGTGCAATCATCGGAAATATCATAAAGCATTGCTTTTGTTTTATTTTTACCCTTCCTTAAAACTCTACCAATACTTTGAAGATTGCGAACTCTAGATTTACTTGGGGATGCAAAAATAACATTATGGAGGTTTCTAATATTTATTCCAGTAGAAAATACACCATATGAAGCAACAATAATTGCATCATCCTCTCGTTCTGTTATTTCTCTAACTTGTTCCCTCTCTTCAGTATCAATTCCTCCATGAACAAAAAATACTTTACGATTTTCTTTTTTGTTTTTATTAATTAGTTCGTATAAAGGAAGTCCATGACTTTCAACTCTAGAAAATAATATAAGAGTATTACCTTTTAAATCTAAAGCTAAATTTTTAATAAAATTATTTCTTTTTTCATGAGATATAATAAATTGAACCTCATCTTCATAGGTTTCAAAAGTTTGAGGAGTATGCTTTAATACAAGACATCTAATATCTAATTTAGATACATGTCCTTTTTCCATTAATTCTGCAGTTCTTGTAACTTTATATGATGGTCCAAATAAACCTTCAAGAACCCATTTATGAGTTTGTGTTCCATCTAAAGTTCCAGTAAATCCAAATCTATATTTTGCATGATGAAGTTTAGTCATGATTTCAATAAGTGATTTGCTCTTGAATAAATGAGCTTCATCACCTATAATTACACCATAATCTTCAAAGAATGAACGTTCCAATTTATATACAGATTGCCAAGTAGTAATAGTAACAGGATGTTCGTTTGTCTTTTCTCTACCAGAATAAATTCGGTGACAGTATGACTCAGCATCCCAACCATAATCCTGAAAATCCTTGTACATTTGCTCTACAAGAGATGTCGTTGGAACAACTAAAAGTATTTTTTCGTGTTTACTCACATAGTATCTTACTAGAGAATAAATCATCAGAGATTTGCCTGATGCTGTGGGACTTATCAATAGTCTTCGATTATGCTTTAACGCATCACATACTCCATCTATTTGATAATCTCTCGGAGAATGAGAACAAATAGATTGCATATATCCTTTAACGCCTTCAAGAGTAATTTCTTCGTTTACCTCAAAAGGTAATCCATAGAATTTATTCTCTACAAATTTATAATTATATCCATAGTTTTTACAAAAAGAAATTAATCTATCCAACAGACCTATGTAGAGCTGCTTGGTTCTCATGTCGAATAGATGAATTTCCCCATTCCAATTTCTGCCCCTATATTGGGGCATGAATTTTGCATTCGGTACTTCAAATTTAAAGTGATCACGAAGTTCATATTCAATGTGTGGTTCACATTCTATTTTTAAATAAACTTCGTTGGATTTAGAAATTATTAGATCAAATTTATCAACCATAACCTGCCTGGAATTTTAAAAATTCGATGGCATTCTTAATTTGGTAAGTTCTGTTCTGAATTACTTTAAGAATACTCTCTAAGTAATTTATAACAGTTTCGTAATAGTCTATTTTTAAACTAATTTGAGACAATTTCTCATCAGCATCTAGATATTTTTGTAAAGTATCTTTGTCTCTAATTTTTTTGGGGAATGGATTTTCTATATAAACATCTGGATCTGCTTTACCAGTAAAATATTCATATCTCTCATGCCTAATATTTTTTCTCTGCTGCTCTGCTTTTTTCTTTAATAGAATAATATTGTTATATAAGTCAAAGTATTTTGCATGTAAAACTGGAATGTTTGTTGATTCTGTATGTAAATTATCCATGTCAATTTTAGAATCTTCTTCCCACATTTTTTGAATCATTTCAAGGTCAATGATCATAGTTTATTTCCACTAGCATCTAATATATTGTAGATAGTATACTTGAATGATACTTCTGCTGTAAAGTATTCAACATCTGGATTTGTAGAATCAAATTCTAAAGCAGATAATGAATATGGGAACATATCTTTAAATACAACTTCAAATTGAACACGATTATTACTATTCAATGCTTGTAAAGTGCCATCTGAATAAATGTTCATTTGTTTAGTCAAAGAAGTATTCAAATTGGTTTCTTGTTTTTGTAATTTATAAATTTCGTTCAATGATTCTGGGTAACCAAGACCTCTCATCCAATTTTGAATTTGCATGTAATTTTCAAGATTTTCATCGACAATAAATCTAAGATTAAAATCTTCAAAAACCATCTTATCTCCAGGAATATCAATATCCTTTAAATATGTTGGTTGTTGAGCAACACCAAGACTTAATCCTGGAACATTTGCAGAATTGGAGAAAAATGAAACTTTTCGTGCCCTAGTTAATGTAAACTTAAAACCTACAGAAGATAAAAAGTTTCTATTTTGTATTTGGTTACTAAAAGCGTTTCCGACTGCCATGGTTTTTTAACTATTTAGAATAAAAAAGGGACCCTTTCGGGTCCCCCTTGATAAATGTGACCAGTGATCACATAAGGTTCTTGATTTGAACTCTTCTGTAGTAACGGTTTGCGTTAACTTGAAGTCTGCCGAGACCTTGAGTGGTTCCTTCAGCAAATGGGTTAGCAACAAGACCGTATCTGGTCTTAAAGCCAATCTTAGGCTGGAAGGTGTTCTCACCAACGGCACGAACCATTTGGAGAGGAACGTAAGGGCAATAGAACAGACCTGCATCATAAGGGGAAGAACCCTTATAACCAACAACGTAGTACTGGTTAGCAGATACGTTTGCTGAATATGGATCGATATATACGCGGAACTTACCGAGAAGAACACCAGCGAAGGTGTTACCAGTGTCGTCAACGTTGAGGTTTGCATTCAGAGCAGGGGTGTAATCTAGTACACCAGCCATGCTGAGAGCAGAAGCAACGTCAGCAGAACACATGATAACGTTACCCTTACCTCTACGAGTTCTTTGTGCGATTGCGTTAGCATCACGCTCGATCTGGAAGAGGAGACCCTTGAACTTCTCAACTGACCAACGACCGTTGGAGTCAACGTCAAGGTCAAATACACCAGCGGTAGCAGTGTTAACAGCAGCACCTTGCTCAGCAACCTTATAGATGGTTCTGATAACTTCTCTGTTGATCTCAGCGAGGATCTCAGTAGAGAGAATGTTAGCAAGTTCTGCTTCTGCGTTTAGACCGTGGATTGCCTTGAGGTCTTGTGCGAGTTCTAAGGAGTACTCAGCTTTGAGTGCTCTTGACTTTGCTTCAACGAGGACTTTCTCGATTGAGAATGCCATTTCGTTAAACTGGTTCTCAGCACCGTTACCGAGATTCTCAGAATCTCCAGTGAACATACCCTGACCAACGTTATAACCAGCAGAACCAGTGGATGCACCAGTACCAACAGGGTTAAGAAGACCTGGGTTTGAACCATACTGGGTAGTAGTACCCATACCAGCAGTAACGTCAGATGCTGCGGTTAGACCGATACCAGAATTCTGACCAGAGAATGCAGTATCTGCTTCGTTGAACAGGGATTCGGTGCCAGACTGATCGTTGTAGCGTGAACGCATTGCAAAGATGAGTCCAGTAGGACCGCTCATTGGCTGAACACCAGCAAGATCATATGCAACTAAGTTAGGCATTGCACGTCTGATCAGAGAGATCAGAACGGGGTCAAAACCTGCTACAGGACCACCTGCAGTTGCGGAACCTGAAAAACCACCAGATGCACCAGCAGCATTACCTGCATTGGTTGGGGTTTCGGTTAATAGACCATTTGAGAAAGCAGATTGCTCTCTTAAGAATTTTTCTTGGTTTTCGAGCAGGACAGCGGTTACAGCTCTTCTATGTGAATCTTTGATAGGATCAAGACCATCATAGTCGAGAAGTGGTGCCCACTTTTCCTGCAGATGCTCGGATTGGAACATTTGCTTTTTACCTTTTTCTAAGTGTAATTGTGTTTTATTTGAATAATATTAAATTCACTTTTTAGCAACTGCTGAAAGAGTTCTCAGGTAAGCATTCATCGAATCTGAGTGATACTCAGTTGCAACGTCTACTCCTTCAGAAAGTGTTTCAGTTTTTGCCTGTGGAGATGTAGATCTTGAAGGGAAGTATGATTCCTTCAAAGTCTCCAATTTCTCACGATATTCTGCGTCACCTTCAAACTCAACACTTTCGGCAAGTGAAGCGAGCTTCTCTTTCTGAGATAGTGCTAGACCTTCAGAAATTTCATCAAAGATTCCATTTGCAACCGACTCTGCGAGACGATTGTTTAGATGGATATTTTTCTCAATTTGCTCGTTGAGTTTTGTCTCCATGTCATCAAGTTTTTCTACCATGCTCTCTAACACATCATATTTATCTTCAGGGATTGATACATAATGTTCTTCAAAAAGACCTCTCATTCCTTGAAGGAATGATTCGGTCATTTCGGTCTTGAGACCGTGCTCAATTGCTAATTCGTTTTCTGAAATCCACTCTTCAGAAACATACTCAAGGTAAGAATCAATTCTTTCCTCAAGTGATGCCTTAATAGCATCTACTTCTTCAATAAGTCTCTGCTCATATTGAACTTCAAGTTCTTCCTTGATTTCAGAGACTTTTGATCTGAGTGCAGATTCAAAAACTACTTTTGCTTTTTCTTTAAACTCTTCGGAGAGTTCTTCTTCATCGCCAGTATTTAAAAGAGCATTGACATCTTCTTCGATGTCAAACTCTTCTTTCTTCATTTTCTTGTCTTCCTCTTCCTCTTCCTCATCATCTTCCTCTTCTTCCTCTTCCTCTTCTTCGTCTTCTTCTTCTTTAGAAGCTTCAGAAACTACTTCTTCTTCAATTTCTTCATCAAATTCATTATCTTCTTCAATTTCTTCTTCAATTAGATCTTCGTCTTCTAGATCCTCATCTTCCTTTACTGCTTCACTTTTTTTAAGACCCTTCATTGGATCAGCAGCCTTAGCACCTTTATTTACAATATTTTTTACTTGTTGTAAAGTTTTTCCTGGAGTCTTTAACTCTGCAGAGCTATCGTCAGAACGATAGTTTTCTGGAGTAGGACCACCAAGATCTTCCCAGCTGCCAGTTTGGCCAGCAACTGCTCCAGGTGCTAGCTTCTGCATTGCATCCCCTGCCTTTGCACCAGCATTGACAGCGGTTCTGGATTGCTTAGTGCCTGCTTCCATTTCTTGTAAATTTTTACCACGAGACATTTGAACTCTCCGATTAACCTTTATTAATTTAATCTATATTTATTTATTAAAATCTAAATTTAAGATATTATAATGAATTTAAAAATTCATTAAATAACTCAATTTTATTCTCTTCTAGTCTTCTTTGTTCAACCAAATTATTAATTTTTCTTCTGGTGTTTTCTGCGAGTTTTTCGCGGAGAATTCCACCATCCCAAATCCATTCTTTGCCTTCCATAATGCCTTGAACAAAAGCATCAGGTGCAGAAGGATCAGCAACAATATCAGCTGCAGTTGCAAGCATGAAGTCTTCACCAACTTCTTTATATCCTTTATTGTTTTCTCTTAGAGAACCAATACCACGGGATGAAACACCAAGAGTTACCCCATCCTTAAGAAGAGATGCTGCAATTTTTCCCATTGGAGTTGATAAGATTTGTGCCTTACCTACAAAATTATTACCACTTTGCTTTAATTCAGTAATTTTATGAGAAACTCTATCGAGATTTACTGTAGGACCATCTGGATGACCAAGTTCTCCTAATGCCCTACCTTTTTTAACATAATTTTCATTATAACGATTTACTTCTCTTTCCATAATCGAAAAAGGATACATTCTACCATTACGATTAACTGTTTCGCTTTGGAGGAATACACCTTGGATATACATTTGTTTTTTACCACCAACATCTTCGGTGATAAGTTCTACCTTTTCGATTTCTTCTCTGATAAGTTTCATTTTTCTTAGTTAGTAAATCCTACTTTTGTTACTTTTATAGATGATGCTGAAGCCCAGATAATATCAGTGGGTAATTTTTGTATAAATTCAACAGCACCAGATGGTAAAGTAAATGAATAAGATGCACTCGCCCCAACAGATGCTGAAATTGCAATTGTAGTTGCTGCACCAGCTCCATTATATAATCTTACGCATGTTGCAGAAAGTATACTTGTTCCAGCACCAGAAGAAGTTGCTAAATCAGTTTCTATAGAAAGTGGTTTTGTTACTTGCATTATTATATAATAAAGACTTTATTAGTTATTTATTAATTATCTCTGTTCAATCCAGTTCAATACTGCAAGTGCTTTTTTGTTAGTATTAGGACTTGCACAAACAAGAGTGTAAATGTCACTGATTGTCCCAATACCAGACCTTCCAAGTTGTAAGTCTGCAAGTCTATCAATATCTGTTAAAGAAGAACCACCAGAAATAGTAAATCCAGAAAGAATATCTCTACCGTTAGAATATGAAGTTGCAGAAATATCATACTGAGCAAATGAATCTGGATTTGCGTGATTTATCCAGTTTGCACCAGTTAATGTTGCATTCTCTAAAAGTTTCCAATACACATTAGTATTATCATTCGTTACTGCTTGTAAAGATCTCAAAAGTAATACTGCTTGTAATGCGGTTGGTTTAAGTCGCAAACTTATGATGGGATAAAATGTATCTGCAAGTGTCATCGTAGTTCCCGTGATGGTATTAGACTGACTTACAAGTGCTCCAAGTTTTTCTGGCTCTCCCTCTTGAATAAGTGAATTAGAACCCTGATAAAGGTAATGAGTTCCTGCAACACCAGTAATATTCTCAATCTCAAGACGAATTGGGAGGAATGGTGTAGAACACCAAACAAAATTATTGGTGTTTGAATTAATAAAGGAATGACTCCTAACAGTCTTACCACCCATTAACCAATCGAAATTTACAGTTCCTGCACCATACCACTCATAAGCAATAGAAATCATCTGTTGTTTGATTGGATCTGCAATTACACCAGATGGTCCATTACCATCAAACTTATCACCATTCCAACCTTCTCTACCAATTCTTATTTCTGTGGTGATACCTGTTGTAGTGGTGCGAATTACATACGAATATGTTCCTCCATTATCCTCAAAATAAGCACCATTATTATCATCAAACAATCCAAATCTTCTACGAATACCTACCTGTGGATTATCAAGACGAACTGCAAATGCAAGTGTCGATCCTCTGCCAGGGATGTATCTCATTACATTCTTGGTTTGTCTGATAACTTTACTTCCAGTAGTAACACCTACTTGCATAACCACATTACTG